GTGTTGCAACTTTACCTTCTCCTGCAGGTTCTTACAAAGTAGCAACTTTTAATGCTAGTGGAAATTTAGTTGTTAATTAATTGACTATTTTTATATAAATGTTACATTAAGTTTATAAAGATATATGAACTTATTACATCATTACTGGTATTTTCAATCAGCAGTCCCCGTTAGAATTTGTGATGAAATAATAAGATACGGAAAATCTATTTCTGATCAAATGGCAGTTACTGGTGGATATGGTGGTAAAAAATTAAATAAAGACGAAATAAAAGATTTAAAATCTAAAAGAGATTCTAATGTTGTTTGGATGAATGATAGGTGGATATATAAAGAAATACAACCGTATATTCATCAAGCAAACGCAAACGCTGGCTGGAATTTTGAATGGGATTATTCAGAGTCCTGTCAATTTACAAAATATGAAAAAGGTCAATTTTATAATTGGCATTGTGATAGTTGGAACCAACCATATAACCAACCTAATACATCTTCACATGGTAAAATTAGAAAATTATCTGTAACTGTAAGTTTATCTGATCCAAAAGATTACAAAGGTGGTGAATTAGAATTTGATTTTAGAAATCATGAAGAAGGCAAAAAATTTAATATTAGAAAATGTACAGAGATATTACCAAAAGGATCTGTGGTCGTATTTCCTTCACATGTATGGCACAGAGTATGTCCGGTTAAAAAAGGATCAAGATATAGTTTAGTTATATGGAATTTAGGATGGCCTTTTAAATGAGTTATCCAAAACAATTAAATAGAGAAGATTATTTTCAATGTCCAACATGGTGGGCTGATGAACCTAAATTTGTTAATAAATTAAATAAAGCTTCAGAACCTTATATTAAGCAATCTAAAAAAAGAATGAAAAAACAAATTGATAGTCGTAACAAAAAGTTTGGTAATAAAGGCAACATGGGTCATGTATTTCATTCAACATCCTTAATAGGTGACCCTAAATTTAAAGATTTACAAAATTATGTTGGCGCAACCGCTCACAATCTTTTAAATGAAATGGGATTTGATTTAAAAGATTATACTGTTTTTGTTACAGAAATGTGGGTACAAGAATTTGCAAAAGAAGGTGCAGGTTATCATAGTTTACATACACATTGGAATGGACACATATCTGGTTTTTATTTTTTAAAAGCAAGTGAAAAAACTTCTATGCCTGTTTTTGAAGATCCTAGAGCTGGTAATGTAATGAACCTTTTACCTGAAAAAGATAAAACAAAAGTTACATACGCAACATCTCAAATAAATTATAAGGTGCAACCAGGAAGAATGATATTTTTTCCATCATACATGCCACATCAATATTTACCTGATATGGGATACGAACCATTTAGATTTATACACTGGAATTGTCAGGCAATACCAAATAATGTTTTACAATATAAAGGAGAAAACGATGTCATTCAAAAAAAATAAATATAGTGTTTTAAAAGGAGCTATCTCAAAAGAGCTAGCAGATTTTGTATACAAATACTTTAAAAATAAAAGAGATGTTGCAAGAGCTTTATTTGATTCTAAGTATATTTCTCCTTTTACAGAATACTGGGGTGTATGGACAGATACACAAATACCAAACACATATTCTCATTACGCAGATATTGCAATGGAAACTTTATTACAAGAAGTAAAACCAGTTATGGAAAAACACACTGGACTTAAATTAAGTCCAACATATTCTTATGCAAGAATTTATAAAAAAGGTGATATATTAACTAGACACAAAGACAGATATTCATGTGAGATATCGACTACATTAAATCTTGGTGGTGACTCTTGGCCAATATATTTAGATCCAACAGGTAAAAGAGGACAAGCTGGGATTAGAATAGATTTAAAACCAGGGGATATGTTAATTTATTCTGGGTGTGATTTAGAACATTGGAGAGAAGAGTTTACAGGAAAAGATTGTGGACAAGTATTTTTACATTATAATAAATCTAACTCAAAAAAAGCTAAAGAAAACGAATACGATAAAAGACCTTTATTAGGTTTACCTGCATGGTTTAGAGGTACAAAGTTGACTAAATCTACAAAATAGTCTATAAAAAAGACTTGTATGGGGAGTACCACCACAACCACACTCTCCATACTTTAATCTGTTAATTAACGTTTAATTTGGTATAACGGGTTATTATGCTACAAAAGATAGGTTTTCAGCCAGGAATAAACAAACAAATTACACCCACAGGAGCTGAGGGACAGTGGATTGATTGTGATAATGTAAGATTTAGATATGGTACACCTGAAAAAATAGGTGGCTGGAAGCAATTAGGAGAAAGTAATTTAACAGGCGCAGGTCGTGGACTTCACCATTACGTAAACAGTTTAGGTCGAAAATACGCTATCATCGGTACAAATAGAATTTTATACGCATACTCAGGTGGTGTGTTTTATGATATACACCCAATTAAATCTACAAATACTCTTACAAATGCATTTAGCACAACTAATGGATCACCAACTGTTACAATAACTTTTAGTGGAGATCATGGAATTAATACATCTGACATTGTATTATTAGATAATTTTTCGGCTATAACTAATTCTAATTTTAGTGCATCTGATTTTAATAATAAAAAATTTATGGTAACGTCTGTGCCATCGAGTACAACTATTACAATTACAATGCCATCAAATGAAACAGGATCTGGTGCAACAACATCAGGTGGTATTAGAGTACAACACTATTACACTGTGGGTCCAGCTGTACAAGCAAAAGGTTTTGGTTGGGGATTAGGATCTTGGGGTGGAGAAGAAGTAGGAGCTTTTACTACAACTTTATCTGGTGCAATAAACTCTTCAACTACAACTGGTATTATATTAGCTGACCCTTCACAATTTCCAAGTTCAGGTACAAACTTTGTAAAAATAGGAACTGAAGAAATATCTTACACAGGTATAAGCGCATCTAATGAATTAACAGGTGTAAATAGAGAGGTTAGAGGCACATCACCTTCATCTCATGGTGCAGGAGACACCGTCACTAATACATCTAATTTTGTAGCTTGGGGTGAAGCCGCATCAGGAGACTTGGTCCTCGAACCAGGGATGTGGTCATTAGATAATTTTGGTGATAAAGCAATTTGTTTAATTCATGATAGTGCTGTATTTGAATGGGATTCATCTTTATCAAATGCAACGGATACAAGAGCAACAATTATATCGGGTGCTCCTACAGCATCAAGACATATGGTTGTATCAACACCAGATCGTCACTTAGTATTTTTTGGAACAGAAACAACTATTGGAGATACATCAACACAAGATGATATGTTTATAAGATTTTCTGATCAAGAAGATATTAACACATATGTACCAACAGCAACCAATACAGCTGGTACACAAAGACTGGCTGACGGATCACAGATCAGAGGAGCTATCAGAGGTAGAGATGCAATTTATGTTTGGACTGATACGGCGTTGTTCACACAACGTTTTGTTGGTCAACCATTTACTTTTGCATTCGCACAAGTTGGAACTAACTGTGGATTAGTTGGACAGAATGCATGTGTAGAAGTTGATGGTGCTGCATACTGGATGTCCGAAAATGGTTTTTTTAGATACGCTGGTAAACTTGAATCATTACCTTGTTTAGTTGAAGACCATGTTTATGATAATATAAATTTAGAATCTGGTAATCAAATGGTGTCCGCAGGATTAAATAATTTGTTTGGTGAAGTAATCTGGTTTTATCCAACGACAGGATCTTCTGTTGTAAACAGGATGGTAGCATATAATTATTTTGATTCATCAGCACAAAGACCAGTATGGACAAATGGAACATTAGCTAGAACTATGTGGGAGGATTCGGCAGTATTTGGTAGCCCACACGCATTAGAATACGATGCAGATACAGATACATCTTTTGATGTTGTGGGCAACACAGAAGGTAGAACAACATACTATCAACATGAAACAGGGACAGATCAAGTTAAAGGTGGAACTGTTACAGCTATTACAGCAAATATTGCTTCTGGAGATTTTGATATAAGTCAAAGAAGAGGTATTACAGGACAATCAACTGGCATAGCTGATCTTAGAGGAGATGGTGAATTTATAATGAAGATA